GGGGCAAGTTTTTGATCCGCAACAGATTCTTTCCAAGTAGCTTTGTTGTGCTTCTTTTTCAAAGCGCCTAAAGCTGTTTCGGCTTCTTCGCGGGTAGCAAATTTTTGTATTTTTTGTTTGCCATTAATTCGGGTAGATAGTGTGTAACCAACGGGTTCTTGAACTGGGGGGGTCACATCGGGGACGTTACCAATTTTTCTGGCTACAGCTTCAGTAACTTTTCCGGCTCCTTGACCAACTACCTTGCCAGTAGCTTTTACGGCACGCGCAGCAAGTTGACCGGCTTTGACGTATTGAGCCCCTGGAATATAAGTAAGTGGGTCAAGAGCTACATCTAAAGCAAAACCTACGGCACCCTTAGTGATTGGGTCGGCATTGTTAGGAGTATTTACGTAATTGGGGTTGTTTCTGTTATCAACGTCAGTAAATTTTTCCACAAGGTCCGCACCCCAAGGTTTATCTTCCTCGTTTTTAGTGAAGAAAGAAAACAACCCTGTGGCGGGAGCTGCGGCTACACGGGCTATAGGAGCTATTTGTTCAAAAGCGCTGACATCTTCTCCCGCCGCACTACGTTCCCTTAAAGCGTCGTACTGCTCAGGTATCTCAAGGGCTTTATATGCAGTGTTAGTGATTGCTTTTAAAGGGCCACTAACAAAATCTATTGCACCACTAAGAAAATCTTCCTCGTTAGCAGGAGCTGCTTTATACGACCCTGTTGTGCTGGGCGTAAGTTCGGCACGAACAAGACCTGATTTAGTAGTCTGGCCGCTTTCGTATTGTTTAATATAGTCGCTGAAAGAAGCAGGTGGTTTTTCCGCCACAATAGCTCCTTACTGTTCTAGCTGACCTATAACTATAGGAGCTAGTCTAGCAAATTCTGCGTCAATAATGGCTTGTGTTTCCGCATCAATAGGGCCAGCAGCAGGAGCGTAAGCGTCCAACAGACTTTGATAAAGCGACTGATTTTGCTGGCTAATTGAAAGATCGTTTTCAATAGCTCGTTGTTGTTGATCGGCATAAAATTCGGCAAGAGCTTGCTGCTGTCTGGGGTCTGGCTGACCGAGTTGACTAGCCGAGTACATATCTTGGGCGTAACCAGGAGCTGCCAGCTGTGCTTGGTAGTCTCCTTCGGCCTGTCGTAGGAATGAATCCGACAACCTATTCTGCAGAGAGTTCAATAGGGAAGCGTTTTGTTCTACGCCCTGCTGTTGTGCAACCTGAGCCATCTGCTGACCAAAACCACCAGCTGTAGCGCCGTAACGGTTAGCTGCGGCAAGACCAGAACCACGTCCTTGCTCAAGGTTTGAAATAGCTTGGCCCTGTGCCAAAGCCTGCGTGGGCAAAATAGCGGGAGCTGCTGCTTCAATACCGAGACGAGCCATTTGATCTGCGGCTTGCTGTTGGCCCGACAGGTAAGCATCGTTGACATTTTGAGCGGCTGTGTCGTATCCGGTGCCGATGCCTTGAATTGCGGTGTCGTAAGTTCCTTGAATTTGCTCAGCGTTTTGGCCCGCACTAGCCGCAAGCTGTTTGTACATAGCCTGAATTTGAGCGTTAAGGTCCGTAGCTTGGCCGGTGATAGCATCTCGGTAAGCGCCATAGTCCGGGCCTTGCAAAGCATATTCTGTTAGGTAGTCGACAGGTGTCTGGGTTTCTTCAGCTGGGTCAGCTAATGGAGTTACAGACCCCGTACCTTGATTAGCAGCCCGACCACGCAAATCTGCCATCCCCCTACGATCTTTTTGATCATCAAATTGATCAAAAGAATTATTCGTGTCTGAGATTGAAGCGGGCAAAGGCATTAAGTAAGAACTGAGTCTTTTAGATGGCTCGGGCAGTCTGTCAGCACCCGTGGCAAATCTGCCCAAGTCCTCAGCTGTATTAAGTAATGCTCGCGGACTGGAAGTAAAAAGCCTATTAGCACCTTCGGTGGCTAGCCAAGGAAGAGACCAGGCACGATAATCAGACTCTGGTCTGGTAGGAGCTGGTTCGCCAGCAAAAAGACTAGAAATACCTTTAGCAAAACCTGCTCTAGAAGTACTTTTTAGGCCCCTGTCGGTAAGCCATTTATCAATAGCAAGAAGGTCACTGCCGGGAGCTTTCCAAAAACCATCGTCTTTTTTGTCGTCTTTAGTTACTTTAACAGTGTTGTTAGGATCACTCATTTAGAACCCCGATTCTTGAATAGCACGCATAATAGCTCGGTTCTGAGCGTCCCGTTGAGCCGACTGCCTACGTTCATTAGCGGAAGCTCTCTGCTGGGCAACATCGGTAGCTAAGTCTTCCGCAAACCTCCCGCGACCAGTTTCCATCGCCTGAAGTTGCTCGTTAAGTCGTTGCTGAAACTCACCGAAGTTTTTAGCGAAGTCTGAAGAACGCAATGTTCCACGGGCCGCAAAATCGTCACGACGGGAACGGGTACCTTGAGCTGCGGCACTGTAAGGGTCGTACTGTCCTTCAATGTCGAATTGTCCTCGTATTCCAACGCCTGCTGGGGCTTCTCCTGACGACAGTGCCATGGGCGCTGCTTTAGCTGCGGCGGCGGGCTCAAAGATTGATTGTATGTCGATAGCGTTGAAGCCTTCTTGTGGGCGGTACCCTAGTTTTTGTAGGCCGGTGCCGTAGTCGATTCCGTAGCGTTCTCCACGTGTTGTGGCACCTGTTTCGTAGTCTTGGAGTGCTCGTTCGATGGACGCAATTTGTGCGTTATAGGCTGCGTCTTGCCAGGGTCCGACAGCTGCTCTTTGCCGTGTGGGGGCTGTGGTGTTTCCAGTGTTTCCAGTGTTTCCAGTGTTTCCTCCGTTTCCTCCGCTAGGAGGGGGCGTAGGCTTTTTAAGTTCGTAGCCTGGGTTTCTTACAAAACTTCCTTGCTGAACGCTTCCAATTCCCCTATTTGTATAAGTCTGAGCTAATTCAGCTTGACGGGGGTTAGATATTTTTGACCCGGAGGCTACTCTCCTAGCGTAAGTTTCATCAGCTTGACGAGGATTCATCACTGTAGCCATTATTTGCCCCCAAACAAATTAGAAAGCATCTCCACAATATCAAGACGTTTACGGTCAGGACCAAAAAACGCATCATTAATATCCATAGCAGGCTTATTATAGGGAGCAATTTGTTCCGGCGTCATATTAGGAATGTCACTAAAAGTAGGCTCCTGGGGAACAGCATTTTGCATAGCAACCATGTAAGCACGCATCATCGCATCGCGGTCACCACCAGCACTAGAAGGTCTACGAACATTCCCGTCCCCCTTCTGTCGTGGAGAAGGAATGTCGCCACCGATCTTAGCCGGAATAGGCGTAGGACGCGGATTTTTTCTCATAGGACCAGGCATAATAACTCCTAAGAAGACGCCATACCAGGCTTGCCGGACAAACGGTTCATCATAGCCCGCTCACGAGCCTTACGCTTCATTTCTTCGTCAGCCAACTTAGCATCCTTCTGCGGAGCAAGACGGTTACCCATACTCGACTGGTCTCTATACATGGTTAAATTCTCCTCATTAAAGCATCCCGCCTAGCAGCAGCTTTAACATCGCGTTCCTTGTAACCCGCCCTATCAGATACTCTACCAACAGTGGGCATAGGACGTCCACTCCCATAATGCTTCTTACCCGCGGCATACGGATTAAAACCACCACCAGCTTTAGGGGCGGAACTAAACTGAGATCGCATATTACGCATTACGTAATTTCCTTAGACACTGTTTGCTTAGCATTAACGTAAGTTGTTAATGAGAATAGTCTAACAGGTGAATCAGCTTGAACTCCGGTAGTAGTAAACGACACTTTGTAATAAATCTGTCGGAACCGGAGGCTCTTCAAGAATTTAACAAAGATGCGACGGAACGTGAGAGCTGTTTCCGTAACCGAGGTTTCTACTTCACCACTGCCTGCCGTGGGACTCTGCCACGTAAACCCAAGCATTGTGGCCCACGTACTTGTGTCAAGAAGTGTCTGCCACGACACAGTAAACGTTTGAGTAATCGGCACCGCAGTTCCTACGACAGTACCCTTAAACCGGGCATCCAAACCCCACCAAAACAGGCGTTTGTAAATACCACTAGCCTGGTAGTTAAAGTTCTTTGTCTGAATGTTACACACCATGGTCTCCGCCACATCCGTGTATTCGTCAGTAATCTGAAGCAACGGTGCCACACGGGTACCGCCCAAAGGTACAGCAATGTTGGAGTGGGTCAAAACAATGGATTTATCTTCCGTATTGTTGCGGTAAGCCATCTTGCACAAAGTTCCATAAGTGGTTGAGTTCCATTTAGTCCACGAACGAGTCTGCAAACTGTACACAAACATTTGGTCAAAATACGTAAAAATGATGCGCTTATTAAACTCAGACACAGAATAATTGTTGTGAACACCTGTCGTAGTCGTAGCCTCAAAAGGTGTTTTAACGTTGATCTGAGCTGCCCTACTGTTAGTAAACTCGTAAGCTTTCTCGTCATACATAAAATAAATGTAGGACTCGAACTGGGTAATCGCGTACCGCGAGTTCAAACCAACTGTCGGAAGAATCAGTGACACGGTGGCTGCTGCCGGATCTGATGTGTATTGCAGCCCGTACACAGAATTTGTACGAAAAATAAGCAAAGAGTTGAAGTACACGACAAGTTGCACAATGTTTTGACCGTCACCAGTACCAATATCAACAAAGTCGTTAGTTACTTGCCACAGCGTAGGGTCAGCTACAGTGCGGGAACGGTACAGTCTTGTACCCTGGTTTGTGCTGTCTTTACCCTCGGCAACCCACAACCTACCTTTAAACGACACAATAACATCGCCCTCCGGCATGTTACTGTCGGCAACAAAACCACCAGAAGGCGTCCAATACCCGCCAGGGTTAGCCGAACCAACATGGGCGGTCAACCAAGCCTTATCATCAAATTGTACAAATCCGGCAGCCGCAATAGTATTTGTAATCAAAACCCAAGCAGTACCATTAAAATAATATGTTTTAGAATCATTGTCGCTGGCTAACAAATACGACACAGTTTCGGACACCTGAAAAATCCCCAAGAACTCCATGTCCCCTGTGGTCCCAAGTGGAAAATCGATGCCTAAATCTTCGATGGGTGGGCGTGATTTTAGGGACCCGTCAAGGTCTAGTTCAAAGTTTTCGCATACTGTTAGTTCGTTGTCTGCGATGGCGGTTGGGTCACTGAATGTGTTGAGCCCTCCAACGAATGGGCCTACCTGTATCGGCTCACCTGGCATAGTGGCTCCTAGTTAAGCTCGAATGTGATGTTTGTTTCGTATGTCATGGTGGCAGCAAGTCGTTCTGTTTCGCCTCGTTCTGCAACACTGGCGCTGTATTCGGCTTGTTTCACAGCCATCATTTGAGGGTTTTCGTCCATTTCGTAGGCTTTCATTAGCACAAAGTTCACAATGTCTGTGAAGGTTTCGTCAGGCAACGACAGAACATCTGTGGTGGTAGCGGTGACATCTGCTGGTTGCGCAATGTAACGGATGAGCATTGTGTAGTCTTTGTTGGGTACAGGCCAGAATGTGATGTCCCCACCCCACGCATACCAGAACTGTGGGGAGCCTGTCTCGGTACCTAAAGGATCTGCAAGTGAGATGCTTTCTTCAGCTTGCGAAATGGGGATATTTCCTACCCGGCGACCATCGAGCAGAAGAGAAGCAATAGAATCGATTTTGGGGGTAACAGAAGTCAGGGCGTAAGTTGCGGTACCGGAAGTAACAGCCACCGTAGCTGTCGTCTGCAAAACTTGGTTTTGTTTAGAAATGTCAACTTGTGCTTCGTTAATCCAACGCACAATATCAGCGTTAGTTAATTGGACGCCAGATTCGTCACCGAAAATACGTTTAACAACGTTGTATACGTCACCTACAGTTTTAGTGGGGGAACTATAACTCATCGCTCAAACTTTCTCCCGTTGTGGGTAACCGTGTGGAGCTTGTTCCGTCCCCCGCTCGCAAGAAATTCTATATGGTCGAGTCTATCCTCTAAATCGTCCTCTTGTCTCTTATAGTCTAATAGTTTTTTAGCATTTTCTTCAGCCTCAATACGTTTCAAAACGTTATCTGCACCGTGACGTACAACATCGCCATCGAAAAGCCATGCCAGGACTTTGTGGGGTTCTTTCATGTCAGCTTCCGACATATAACGCACAATATACTCGGGCATGTTATCCGGCTTATCCAAAATAGCCCAAGGTTTTTGTTTCTCCTCAGGAGTAGTTCTATCTTTTTGCGGGATATAAACCAACGAATAAGTTGGTTTCAAATCCTGCAAAACTTGTGCGAAATGCACATGATCGTCATTGACGAACTCGCCAAGGTCGGAGTTGAATACGTTTGCTGATTGTCCTAGAAAAGTTTCCATATTTGTTAGTTTAGCTTATACGCCCGCTAGTTGTCCCCATGTCACAGGACCCTCAACAGCCGCAGAACCATTCTCCCACACCCCAGACACAGCGTTATATTTCAAAACCTGACCCGCAAGAGGTGTCGTTATATCAATGTTATGTAACTCGTTTAAAGTTTCACCAGTAGCAGTACGCACCAAAATGCGCCCAGAATTAGCCTGCAAACGAGTCACAGCCGCAATCGGTTTACGCCACGCAGGAGCTGTCGGCTCCACATGAGTTAATTGACCAGGATTTGCAGGGTCCACATACAACAAAGTACCCAAAGCCCAGCCAGCATAATTAGTCTTAATCTGACTCACAAAACCATACTGGGTTGTAAAACCAAACCCGTCAGAGGGGATTTCTTCTGCCGTAATACCAATCAAATACTCGTGGTTTACAGAACCATCCGACACCGCAGGAGAAACAGTAACAGTGTCCCCCGTAGCGCCCGCAAATATTACAGCCCGACCCTTAGGAATAGCGACAGACCCAGAAGCGTTCTTTACACGAATTAAATGCTCTTGGCCCACTTGCAACGTAACAGCATCATCCAAAACAATTGACAAAGTTTCAAACTCGGTATCCCAACCCAACTCACCAGGATCATTTGCACCATTCGTGTCTGTACTAAACCGGACAACCTCGTAACCGTTTATGTTGCGGCGAAAAAACTCGTGCTTGTAATCCGCAAGAGAACGACCAGCCTCCGCGTCCAAAGCGTTTTGATAAAACTCTTCTTCAAATTGCATAATTTTCTCCAAAAAAATAATGGCCCGACCCCATTATAGGGGCCGGGCCATTATTATGGCGAGACTGTTTAGGCCTCGGTGATGTCAGACACCAAACCGTGAGTGTTACGACGGTCAGTACCAAGCTCGTGGTATTCAACCATGCGAGCGTAGTATGCGTCGTAGTCACCGTTGGAGTCACGAACCTGCTTCCACATCGACCCATCACGGTCAATGAAGTGCCAGTCCTCGTCACGGTAATACGTGAGAGCGTCTTCGTTGATGTACCACTGCTTGTTCAGCGGTGCGTCAACATCTGCAACCACAGGGATTTCGCCACGGTCAGTGGTGAACGCAAGACCAGAGAAACCACCAGTAAATTCCTGGGTGTTAACGGTCTGACGCAACTGCGACAACAGGTTGAAGTACGCACGACGAACACCGAGACTCTGAAGAATCAGAGACGTGGAGCCACCCTTGGTGCGGATGTCATCAGTCATCTGAATCATCAAAGCTTCCGACAGTGCGCGGTTGGTGCCACCGTTGGAATCAACGTTAGCTTTCCACTCAGGCTCCGCCGAAGGATCGATGTTGTAAAGGGTGCCAGAAGCGCTGATAATTGCAGCGAGACCAGTGAGTTCACGGTTACCAGCAGCAGCAACACCAGAACCCTTGCGGACAATGATGTCAGCAGAGGCAAGTGCGGTACCTGGGGTGGTCGTGAACGTAACGGTGTTTGCGCCAGTAGCGAGGCTCACCGAAGCAACAACCAGTCCGGTGTTGTCAACAGTGGTACCCGTCTGAGTGTCAACGACCATACCAACCTGGAACAGACGTGCATCTGCGACAGGAACGACAGCACCAGTGTTAGCACCAGTAGCGACACCAATGGCACCGTTACCCGAGCCGTACACCTGACGGTTCATGTCTTTCTTGAGGTCGTTCTTCAGACCCTCAACCTCGTTGTCCAAAGCCTTGGCAAAAGCCTTAGCGTCGGAATCAGAAAGGCTGATTGCCTGTCCGGTGAGCTGAACTCCACCGTATGCGTACTTCAGACCCACACGGGCAGCGGCGTGACCCTGCTGACCAGGCGTAGGCAGTGCTTCGGACTCGAAACGAGAACCGATACCACTGTTACGGCGGGTGTGAATTGGGAAGGTGACGTACTTTCCGCCAACTTCGTTGGTGACACCAGAGCCACTGCGAGTAATACGCTTCAGCGCAACGATTTCGTCGTTAAGCTGCTCGCGGATGCGTCCCTGGTACACCTCCTTGAGATATGAATCAATAGTTGCGAGTGTTGCAGCCATTGTGTTTCCTTTCGTTATTGAAAGGAGATTAAGCCTTTAAACTACCGACCTTGTTCAAGTGACGAGGCGATGAGACTTTGCACATCGTTTCTCGACATCTTTCCAAGGGGTGTTGCCTGCTGTCCGGCGGGAACGCCTCCCGAAGTGGGAAGCAATCTTGGGGCGGAATCTCCTGGGCGCGGTACTGCGCGGATACGGTTTACTGTTTTGTCGACATACTCTTGAGCAACATCAGACAGTTTTCCTGCCTTGCCGCTGCTCTGAAGTTGAAACGCCGCCCGCATCAAAACTTCCCGCACATCATCCTCGGTAAAGTCTGGATGTGCTTTCTTGAGTTCGCCAATTTCCTGTTCAAGAGCTGAGTCAGCTTCCTGCTGAACACGTACCTGTTCTTGCTGGGCAAGAAACTCCTGCATTTGCTGTTGCTGTTGCTCAAGCTGTGCAAGACGTGGATCAACGGGTGCTTCCTCAGTCCCGAAAGCTTCCTCTTCGTCTACCGCATCCTGAAGTTCTGCTTCAGTTTCCGGCATCCGACCATTCTGCTTCAGGAATTCACCTAAAGCATTATAGATAATTTCAGGTTCCGTATCGAGCCTTTGAGCAATAGTTGCATAATTCTGCAACTGCTCCGGTGAGCCCAACTCGTTGTACTCTTTGAGTTGCTGGTTCAACGAAGAAATACGGGATTCCGCATTTTTGTCGAAGTTCTTAAGGTCTTCCTGAATACTATGAAAGCTAACAGGGTCGAGTTTTGAACGCAATGAATCCCAAGCAGGATTCCCCCCCGATTCCTCGGTTGGTTGCTGCTCAGTTGTTACCTCTACCGGCCCTGAAGATTCCGACACTTCCGGTTCTGTGCCAATCTCTGTACCTGTAGTTTCGTCCATCGTGTTCTCCTTATTCGCCGTACCTCCCAATGAGGCCCTAGCATTTGGATTTTAGTTTACTGTATTTAGTTGTAAATCACACACTTATTAGGAAAGTGCGTGAATTGCATACGTCAAATCGTTGTAGGTCATTTTCAGGACCTCAGCGTTTGTGTACGTGCTTGCATCGATAGCTTGAATTTCCGCCTTCAGCTGAGCGATAGTTTTACGTCCATAGTTCCTTGTCGGGCGGTACTCCATCTGAGGAGTGGAATCCGCCACTACATCGAAATCTGCCATGGTTATGCTCCTTGATCAGGGGCCATGTCGGGTACAGCCCCATTAGGAGCCATCATAGCACCTGGGCCCATTTCAGGACCACCGATAGGCACCTCCATGCTGTCCCCGCCCATAGGAGGACCACCAGCTTCTGTGCCGTCACCGGGGATCATTTGTAAGAACTGTTGTAACTGTTTTTGTTGAATAGCTTGTTCGTGGGCAGCAACGTGTTCTTCAAACTGAGCTTTAATTTCATCAGGGAGAATTTCGTATTCTTGTGACATGCGGAACTTGTTGTGAGTTTCCACATGTACTTCGTGAACGTCAAAATCATCGACAGAGACAATGAGCGGAGCTGGCATGTTCTGAATTTCCTGCATAATCTGCTCGTTCTGCATAGCCTCCGGAGGTAGCTGGGTCATAATCTGATCCATTGCTTCCATACGAGCCGTGTCAATATCTTCTACAGTCAGCATCTTCATCTTAATGTTTTCACGCTGAGCTTTACGTTCCGCAACATTCAAAGTGTCCATAATCTTTTGCACGCCACCAATTTCCAGCATACGAGCCGCAGCTGGCTGGTCAATGATACCGACAGAGAACATGTCCATTACACGGGCTTCCTGAGCGGCCTTAGATTTTGCGTAAGACGAACCAGGTTCGATGCGAATGTCAGTACCCGAAGCAACATCGGCACCCTTCAAAAGCATTGTGTCGAAAGCACCATCGGCACCAATAGTACGAATCTTGCGGGGCAAGTCAACATACTGCACAAACAATTCGATAGTTTGTGTAGCAATCTTTTCCACACCAGCCTCAATGCTTTGGAACTGAGGAGTCAAGTATTGGTTGGATGCTTCCTGCAAATACGAGATAGCTGTACCCGAAGTAACTCCAGGAGGCGTGGATCCGCGAGACACTTCACGTTCCCCAGAAATATCAATCCAGTCATTCAACACACGGTCCTGCTGGTCCAAGTAATACTGGGGCAGTGGCGACAAGGGCAACGGTTGAGGCGGTGCCATACCTGGCTTGTACTGGATGACCAAACCGGGTTCGTTCGTCAGCTTAGATG